AAATCTATTCTTGAATCATTTCCATGCATGGGAATGTATGAAGCCAAAAATAACCCATAATAAAACGGGTTACCATTGATTACGATCTTTATACGAAGATCACAACGCAAATTTCTAAAATTCTTAACACGAGCGAAAACCCGTGGATCGCTGAAATAAGTTGCCCAAGGATTGAGTGTGAATGTAGACAGATTACCAATCGTGAGCGAGCCCTGGTAAACCAAGACTGGCCTCGACAGAAAATCTTGAATAGTATCCGTCGTATCACTCGCACTAAAAGTACTATCTCTAACACTTGGGACCGAATAGACCCATTCATCAGGCTGAGTCTGAAACCTAACGTTCTTTATTTGCTCTGCTGTCGCAGTTGAATTATTATTTTCTGTAGTAACGCAATTTTTATGTACAAAGAGGTTAGGGCGTTAACTGCCTCTTCAATATGTAGTATTTACTATACAATCAAGCATTCTTACATGAACTACAACATGCAATATGTAACCATAAATTGTATGGCTCTCTTCAACGAGACCGTAGTCTATGATTCCATGGAGCCGACGGAACCATCGGACACCGAAGACACATATGTTTCATTCAATGGCCGAAGAGATGGGAAATCTTCAGATAAAATTTCCCACCACTGATCATAGTTAAGGTATAACCTGTTACAATAGTGTGCAATTTCAGCATCTTCACATGCTTTTCGAATAATTTCACTTTCTTCATCGAAAACGTCCTTCGTGTGTCGTGCTAATTCTCGCAACGCATTGTCAATATTACCTACAACTATATCAGTTGCATCAGTGGTTGATTTCATCTGACAATGGAGACTTTTGTAAATTGACTCCAATTGGATAGGTGCTACAAACTTTCCAACTCTTATTTCATATCGGAAATACCTCTTACAGAATTGAATTTGCGACAAATCATAGAATGGAATTGTATCCAGACTTTTGTCAGCATCTGTATAGACAAGGTTGTATAGACCTAAAACTTTTTGGCATGTTCTCATACTATACCAACTCAGTTTTGATGATCCAATGGAGTCATCACCCGTAAACATCATCCTTACATAATCTCGAAAAGAATGAACTAAATCTTTCTGCTCTATAATCACCATATGGTAAAAAACCAAACGATGATACAAAGCATTAACAATTCCGTTCAAGAAAATGGTGATTGGAACACCAGACAATGTATATGAGTCCATGTGGATTACAGTTCCATTCCATACGATGTATTTCGAAGAAACAACGTATAATAGCAATTCACATATAGCAGCCTCTTCAGGAGTATACCCAAGCAGGAGAGCCAATTGACGGAAAATCCATCCGACAGCTCTCATAAATTGACCAGCAGTTGAAATATCAAATCTTGCAAAATCACCAGCAATACACTGCTGGGGGTAAAAATCCAGAAGCCACCGACCCATCTGATCCCATTCTTCATTGGTACAGTTAATTCCTTGTGCCATTTCTGACATAAAAGGAACTGCAAACAAAAATTCCATAACAGGGAGCAGATATTTACGAATGACAAGATTCAAAGCGAGTGGACTGACCATAAATACCCGAACTTTAGTTTTCGTGATCTTTGTCGGTTCATCCTTCAGTGCTGTTTTAAACATACACTGAGGTACTTTCCCATCAGCCAAGTCTTTTTCAATAGCCAACACTTCATTATACAAATAGTCTTT